CACCTGTACCACACAGTAATACAAACATAGCTTCATCAAAACTCTTTGGATCATCAACAGGTAGATAGCTACAGTTGTAACCTGCTGTGTTATCACGATCAAGTGCAGGGCCAGCAGTCATCAATGCTCTCATAGAAGGCATAACAGAAAGACTAGCAATAGCATCATACAATTCTTCACGTGTATCTGTATCTAACTCGTAGCCTATCTTGTCAGCTATGTAATCAACATATCTGCCAACAGTTTCTCCCCAGTTCTCTCGTCTTTTTTCTTTATCTAACCATCGTGCGTAACGAGATGTGTGTATAAACGCTTGATAGTCTGTTGGTAAATAGTTGTTCATATGCTACTCCGTTATTATTCTAATTGTTTCTATATGCATGCCATCTATATCATATATAAATTCATGCAGTGCTTCTCTAATCTCTTCATCCACAAACCCATCAACAGGTACAGGATACTCCTCTTCATCTAGATCTATACTTAAAAATACTTTTACTTTCATGTTGACTCCTAATGAAACTTTACATTAATAACATTGTCTTCTCTGGATTCAACTGTAGCTTTCTCTTCAAGCTTCTGTTTTGTTTCTTTCATGGCCTCATTTGTATAGTTATAAAGTATGTCTCTAAAATCTTGTCGTTCTTCCATCAAAGGTATACATGCACTCACAAGTGTTGATACAAACATCAAGTGATCGTAGTCATTTATATCTAAGTTGTTTTCTTCTGTCGTAATTGTTCCTATCTTTAACTCACCTGTCCAAAGACCATCTTCATTTAGTAATGGTGACAAACGAATAATAAAATCATTAGGTTCAAAGTCTATAAATATCTTTTCTTTCATGTTATGCTCTCCTTATTTTTTTTAATGGGAAAGGTATAACACTTTTATCTGCTAGTAGCCATAGTGATAAAGACTCTTTCTTCTTTTCTTTTAACCATGACTCAGGAATAATCCTATCATAGTATAAGAAGTTATGTTTCTCACACCAACTGGCATACGTACCCTTTGAACCCTTACTTAACTTACGCTTACTGCTCTCAAACACAAAACGTATGTCAAGCTTCTTATGTTGCTTTTGTATAGCAAGATGTTTGCGCCTATCTGCAGCCACAAAACGACCTTTAGTTTCTATTATAATACCATTAGGCAGCAGGAAGTCTGGCGTATATGTTCTATACATCAGATCTTCCCACTCTATCTTAAATGATTCGTACCTAAAGTTTTGGTCTAATTCTTTTAAGTAATCAGATACTTTAATCTCTAGACCACTACGATAACCATACTTTAAGGCAGCCTTAAACTGCTTTACGTTACGCATTAGATGGATCATAGTTCTTAAACAACTTCCAGTATGTCAATAAACTTTTAAACATCTGTAAGTGTTTAGAGTGTGTACTCTTATCCCATCTGTGTGGAACTATTAATCCTGTATCCTTTCTGTCTACAAAAATGGATACTCGTTCTGGATCATCAAAGCCACAGCCTTCAGCATAAGCTGATAACTGCATACCATGTTCATTGAACACAAGCTTAGATCCTTCTTTACCATCTAGGTTGTCTTTTGTTTTAAAGTCAACAAAGATTCCTGATTCAGAATACAAGTCTATCTTACCACCATAACCTGCGTCAGCACAGAACGAACTCTCTGCTACCCATTCCTCGTTAGGAAATATTTTATCCAAGTATTCTTTTATAATTAAGTAGGGCTTGGTTTCCTTACCACCTGCAAAGCCTTGCTCTATCATAGCATGGATAGTTGTACCCATCTCTGCTGCTTGCTTACCTATACTCTTTGAATGCTCCTTACATCTGTAGAAGAACTGTGAGTCAGACTCGTCTTTGTTTTTCTTTAATGTAAGTGCAGCAGTAATTGCCTGATTAATTTTCCAGTTTTCAAGTGGTGGTTTTGATGCAACACCAAGGATGGTAGTAACAGATGGTACATAACCATGCTTCCTAGCATCCTTTAGATTGGTGTTGCGCTCTTTTCCATTAGAGCCAACAACTGTGTATGCAGCTTCTCCTGTCTTATCATACCAGTGTTCAGACTCTTTCTCCATTATGCAAATTCCTCTGCTGTAATATCAATGAAATCGTCAACAGTTTCTGTGTCAACATCCTCATGTTTTTTCATATTCTCATCCCATGCATTTGTAATGTATCCATTATAATTAGATACCCATGCTAGGAAGTTTGCAAAGGTTTCCTGTGCATCATCATCCATTTCAAGAGTTTTTGTCAAGTCAAGTGTTACTGATGGTAGATAAAAACAATTACCATTAGGTAGCTTACGTTCTTCTGTAGCTAATTTTACATAGTGTTGAATTGGTAGTCGTTTCATCTTATTTAGTTTATTAAATACAACAGTACCAAAAGTCTTAAATGCATCTCTGTTCTCTACTTCCCAGATAAATGGTGTAGCTCCTATAGAAACTGATGCACCTGTCTCATCAACAGGATTGTCTAGTTCTATTGTACCAAACAGTACACGTACACGCTTTATTTGTTTAAGTAAATCCTGCATTTTTTCAGGTAATGACTTAAAATCCTGTATGTATCCTGCAGCTTTACCACAGTTAAATCCACCATCATTATCCTTCAGATCAATGTTAAGATTGTCTGCCATGATAGTTTTAATATACCTATTCGGTGTAGTATCTGTCTTCATTACAAAACGCTTGTACATAAATCTTTGCATGTAAGGTCTTATAGTAGCTGTATCAGAGTAGTATGTTGGCCCATCTGGTATGTCCAACTTATATGTACCACCACTTACAACTTCTACGTTGACCATTTTACCATTAACTTCTGACCTACCCATGATAGGTGCATGGTTAATACGCACACGAGCCAGTGCGTCTGCTTTTTCTTTATTAGATCCTGTATCCATAACCATGCCCATAGCCTTTGCCATTGCTGCATAGTCCTTAGTATTTATATTTGCTACTTCATTCATTTATTTCTCCTTTTGTATACTGTAAGGTTTCTAGTTATATCATGCCACATCTTTTGTGTCAAGCCAATTATCTCCTATTTTTGCTTCTAATAATAATGGCACGTTAAAGTCTATATTCCATCTACTATTTATTATATTTATTAAGTTATCGTTCGTTGCTTTTACTATTCTTATTACCTTATCTGTTTCATCTGGATGTACATCAATAACAATACTATCATGCACTGTATTTACTACACAACTTTGCATAGAGTTTTTCTCCAGTAGCTTATCTATGTATATCAGAGATATAGGTACGATGTCAGCAGTTGCAAAGGATTGAACAGGATAATTCTTTATCTGTGTGAAAAATGTCACACTTCCATTACGTCTACGCTGTACATTAGGCCATGTAAATTCTCGTCCAGATGGTGTTTTAATTCTACCTGTACTTAATATCTCACTTGCTAATCTTTTATGCCATTCAGATATACCTTTATACTTAGTTGTAAACTGTTTATAGTAGGCAGCTTCTGCTTCTGTTCTACCAAACCCACTTGCACCATACAAAGGAGCAAACGTATGTGCCTTGGCCTCTTGTCTAGACATAGGCTGACCTGCATCACTAATAACTTTAGCTGTATAACTATGCACATCAAAGCCTGTGGATACTTCTTCTATAGCTACCTTGTCCTGACTAAGGAATGCAGCTACACGAAACTCTAGCTGTGCAAAGTCTGCTTCCATTATCTGTCCACCTTCCCATCGTGATACAAATACTTTCTTCACTGGGAATGTACCACCACGAGGCATGTTCTGCATGTTAGGTTCTGTACTTGATAGCCTACCTGTAGCTGTTGTACTCTGACGTAACTTTACGTGTAGCATACCATCAGCTTTTGTGTAGGTAGATATACCCTCGACAAAACTTGAGAGATAAGTATCTAATGCAGACAGTCTACGTACTCTTTGTAGAAACAATACAGCATCATTCAATCCTTTCTCTCGTGCTACTGTCTCTAGTCTTACGAGGTTGTCCTTACCTGTACGAAATCCATTTGCACTAATCCAATCAGAGTTAGGTGCAGTAAACTTTAGACCTGCTATCTTACCTGTATCAGTAAACATGTACCCTGTTGCACTACACTCTAGACACTTGTTTGTTTTAACAAATGGTGTACCATTCTTTCGTGTCTTACGTACCTGCCCTGTGCCTTTACATTTAGTACACTGCTTTGCTTTCTGTTTATACAAGACAGATGAGTTCTTCTTTATTGTAGAACGAAACTCCTGATCATCTGCACGTGGATCAAACGCATTAGCCCACATAGGTTTGTCATGTGGCTGACGACTAAAGATAACCCACGATAATTGTTCTGGGCTATTCAGATTAATAGGTCTGTCACCCATCAAGTCACTTACCTGTACATCAAGTAGGGATAGTAACTCATTCTTCTCAGTTTCAAACTCTTTGCGTACTTCTTCTAGTGCATTCAAGTCTACCTTAAACCCACGTTGATATATACGTGTGAGACTATCAGCTATTCTGTTAGTAAGCTTCACTGTATCTACGAGTCCTGTATCTTCCCCACTCAACTTACAATCTATCTTCTTGAATAGATCCATCGTTGCATGTAAGTCAGCAGACAGGTACTCAGACAACTCATCGTGTGGTATTTCTCTGGTTGTATACCCTTTGTTGAAGTAGTCCTTTAATGTACCCATCTTCTGTGTTTCACAGTTGTATCTCTCAGCCAAGTAATCAAGGCTAAGAGGTTCTTTCTGTCCACGTTGTAGTATGTAAGCACCAAGCATAGTATCAAACACCTCACCAGTATAGGTGAAACCTGACTCCCACAACCAGATAAGATCGTGTGCTGCATTGTGCATCACCAAGAGGTGTGTATCATCCAGAATGTTCTGGACAATACGACCACCCTCAGTAGTAGGTTGCTGCTCACTATGGTCAAAGGTAATTATCTTTTGCTCAGAACCAGATGGCCCTTGGCATAACATACCTACCATAGTAAGAGAGTTCTCTGCCTCGAATGGATCAAGCATAAGCTTACCATTACGTTTCAGAGTTGTGTTCTCTACATCTAGTACTGTTACATGTTTCATTTCATTTCCTCTATCTTTACTACAATATAGCTATCAAGTATATCTCGTACCATTTGTGGGCCATGAGCAAACAAAGTTATACTTTCTGTGTCATGCTCTGCATTGATCTCATACTCCACGTAGTACTTAATTCTTGGTGCTTTTAACATCATCCTTTTCTACTCCTTTTATCACATTGATTGCATCTTGTACAGACATTTTAAACCACTCACCATTATCATACTTACTATGTTGTTGGGCTATTTGTTTTGCTCCAATATGCACAGCCTTCTCTGCTTCTGCTCTACTAGAAAATACACCAGACACATACTCTAACGCATAATCCCTATAAGGACTATAAGTTTGATAGTCTTTAAATCTATTGTGACCATCATGCGCTCTTCCAATCTTAACCCAACCATCAAAAGCAGGGTTTGTAATTACATATACTACACCATCTGGTGGTCGTTCATTGAGTGCAGGTTTACTACGCCCACTTGATTGCGCTTCTTGTATTGCCTTGAGTACAGTTGTATCTCCTAGATCAGATAGTGTTAGACCCTCAGTTGATAACATCTTCTTTAAACTTCTCTTAGCCTTGTTATAGTTACGTTGATATTCTCGTTTATGGTCTGCGTTATCTTTATAGTATGCTGTCTTACCTGTACGAGGATTTATTTCATTCATATCTAACATTAAGTTCTCCCTATATTAATTAAAATTAAACTACTAGACTTCATATCGTGCTGTCTTATAGTTGAGTTCACAATGAACTATACCATGCCACCCTGATAGTTTATTCTTTACTACGTTTAAGTGACGCTGAGTATCTTCTTCATCCTGCCCTTCGACAGGTGGATTCTTAGCTATGAGTAACATGAGGTCAGCTTCAGCAGCTTTACCTGTACGTGACCCTTCCATCATAGCCTGATTCAATACAACTTTATTCTCTGCATCAGCAGATAGCTGTGACATATAAAAGATAGCACAACTATGTTGCTTGGCTATCTGTCGTGCATGTATTGCATTTGCCTTGAGTGCTTCATCTGCTCTGGCAAACCCTTGTGTCCTAGCAAACTTATCACCCATGTCTAGTATAACTACATCAGGCTTGTAAGATTTACATACACTCTCAACCCATGCCATATCTCTACTGGTAGAGTCCTTGATCTTTATGTTACTACTGATCGTAGAGTATATGTCACGTGCCTTGCTTGGATTAGTTTTAATCTCTTGCATGGTCATACCTGTAGCTGCTGTTAAATATCTAGCACCCACACGATGTGAACCTTCTTCGTTACACAACACAATACACTTTGCTCCTTGCTGTGCAAAACCATTTGGCCCTGCCACTAAGCTTGCATGGAACGATGTCTTACCTGTGTTAGGTCTAGCACCTATCTCAATCAAGTGTCCTTCATTCACACCTTCTATCTTACGTGTGAGTGTAGGTATGTTGAACACCCATCGTGCTTCCAAATCATTCTTGGCAAGCAGTGTCTCAATGTCCATGTCATCCCACTCAATGTTTAAGTCAGGTGTAAAGTCATCACCATATTGCTCAAGTATATTACGTATAGGCTCAAGCGTAGCCTTCGTACCATTGACATAATCAAAGCCAATGTTTGCTATCTCTTCTCCTATCACCTGTTGGAATAACTTAGACAACACTTCCTGTGCTACGTCATTACCCATAGGTGCTTCTTTCTTTATCTGATTAAACAAAGATGAGTATGCTTGTTTCTGTGCTGTCGTTAGCTGTGCATTACTGGACATAAACAATGCCTCAATCTCAGCAGGTGTAACAGTACGCTCGTATCTCTCCATCGCTAGGTCTATTGATGCCTTGATCTTGCGTACATCTTTGCTGAACAAACGATCTGGGCAACGTGCGCCACGATGATCGTCATAGAAACCTCTGTCCATAAGGCTACGTATTAATGATAGTTCCATGTTTTATTCTCCTAATGCTGTAAGGTTTTGAATGTCGTTAGGATTACGGTATTTCAAATCATCTGTTAATTTTAAGGCACGAACTGTTGGTACATGCCCCCTTAGTTCTTTCGTAAACTGTAGCGTCTTGGGTAGTGCGTCAGGGTCTAGTGCTACAATGGCTGTTGAGAACTGCGATAAGAACCTCTTGTGTGCTTCTGATAGTGACGTACCCAACACAGCGACCCCAACATATACATCACTACCTACAATCGCAGCACTTATGCAGTCCTCAACAACTACAGCGACACTACCACACCCATATGAGTAGGGCAAGTCGCTCTTACCATATCGTTTCCACTTTGGTAGTCTATGTGTGATACTTCTGCCACTAGCATCTACCATCACACCTGATTTAACCACAGGAAATACGACACGGCTCTCCTTTACATCATACAACAGACCCAGTCTATCAGGATCTAAATCCCATTGGTTACAGAACGTACCTATTGCTGTGTTATCTCTTACTAACCACTCAGGTTTACTGAATGGAATCTCTCTTGTTTCTTCAGCTACATGTCCAAGAGACTTACGTATATCATCACTTGTTAAGTGTACACGTGTACCCCCTGAGTACTTGCAACTTGCCTTATAACAATTCCACATGATTGATCCCATGTTATTAGTGATAGTAAAAGTCTTGTACCCATTACAAGCAGGGCAACTCATTCTTCTTGTCTCACCATTAACAAGTGATAGATCATTTATAATATTATTTATATTCATATGTATCACTTTCTTTGTTACAACTTGTTGTTGATTGTAAGCTATCTGATCTTTGTGTCAATGCAGAATTTGCACTAGCATATGTATGTTTCATGTAGGGTTGCACAGAAGACACATGTGTATGCCCAGTCACTGACATAACTTGTGGCAATGGTACTCCTGCGTCCACCATTTGTGTCACTCCTGTCCTTCTCAAGTCCATTAGACGT